GACATAGCAGGTTATACCTTTTGACTATTAAGTAGTTGCGCCAATGCCTGTTACAGAACCAGTTGTGCCTGAAAGTAGGCGATTGACAGGTGAACCAACGCCTGATCCAAGAGGAGCTTGAATTGCATTATCAAAGCGAATAGTTAGTGAGATGGTTACTGGTTCATTAGTTCCATAGTTCAATGTGTTGTAGTTTGCTGTCTGCAAAAAGCAGCCATACAGTTCCCAAGTCTCAAGAACTTGCGGAACTGAAGTGCCGTTACCACCATCTAGAATTTGAAGAACTGTTTCAAACTTATAATCTTGACCAGTAGCAGCAGACGCTTGCTCAACAAAGTCCATTTGCTTTTGAATCTGTTGGCCAACAGCAGAAGAAACACTTCCTGATGCATCATCGCGGATGTTTACAGTCATTGTTTGCCATTGATGTTTACCGGCTAGATACAGTGTTGAGTTGTACACTGGGAGAGTGATTTCTTGGAACTGAACGTTTGGTCTTGAGCAGTCTACAACTTGCTTTGTTAAACTCAAGCCAGCCGCTGAAGTAACACCAAAGTTCAAGAAGTTGACTCTAAATCTAAACTGTAGTTTAGGCATCAACAGTCCTTGGTTGCCACCGGCGTTATCAGAGGCTACTGTCATGTTAAACAATGATTGTGAGGCTGTCGCCATTTTATATTCTCCTGTTATAAGTATTTATCTTTATGAAGTGAGTGTTTCGGCACTCACTTCATAATTAGTAGCTTGATGTATTATTGATTGCCGAGTGTACCTGTAGCAACGACACGAACCGGGATGTAGATGAACTCTGCTGCTTTTACTGGCTCAATCGCGCAGTCTACCCAGAGTTCATTAGCATCGATTCTAGCTGGTGTATTATTTGAAGCATCACAGACTACTAGGAAGTCATAGAGTCCTCTTTTTGCTACTAGATCAACAAACAGTGATTGAATGACACCGGTGATTTGATTTCTAGTGATTGAGTCGTTTGGTTCAAAGACGAACGGCCTTGCTGCAACTGCCAATTGACGAGTGACGTAGCAAAGAAGTCTTACTACGTTGATTCTATCAAGTGCGGAAGTTGACGCATAACTTACCTTATTACCATAGTTCAGCAATCCATTACCAGTAAAGAATACCAGCGGGTTGATCTCATTAGCATATAGAACGTCACGAATACCTTGATTAGTCTTGATAGTGATAAATTCTCCTGTTCTCACATCAATGTAACCAATGTTTGTCGCATTGCTGATGATACCGCGTCGTGTGCCAGCTGGAGCAAACCAAGGGTAAGAAACAGCATCACTACGCAGAATAGTTCTAATCATCATATGTGATGGGGGAACTGCGACCAAGTTGCCACTCAAGTCTGAAGTGATACCTGATGGATAGAACAGACCCAAGTAAGTATTACGAGTTACTAGTCCATCTATGCCAGTTGACGTTGCGCCTGCAGCATTGTTTGCCCATGCTTGAATTGCAGTAGCATTAGCTGGAAGTGACATTGGAGTATCACCGATGATGAACGCTGTGTTACGCAGATCGTCGTTGAGAACGACCATATCAGGTTGTAGCTCAGGATAGTTAGGGCAAGCGAGTAGGTCATAAGCATTGTCTGCATCACGAATAGCAGTGTTGGTTTGGATTGATGCTCTCAATGCTTTAACAACTATTGCTCTCTGTGCAGCACTCCCCATATAAGGAGCACCGTTTGCTTGCAGGCCTGACTCAGTTACCCATGCATCAGTTTGTTCTGGAAGAGTTTCACCTGGGAATCTATTATTGTTGAAGTAATTTACACGGAACTGCTTCACGTTATATCCAGAACGTCTAGTGTTGAATAGCAACATACCTACTGGGTAGAGATCATTAGAAGGAGCATCCAAGTCTAGATAATCGCTCACAAGCAAGCTTTGGATTGTTGGAATAGGATCATCAACCGGGTTAGTGTATTGGTCGGTTGCCCAACGAGCATCAGAGAAGACGATTCCGTTTGCGTTTACTGCATCAGTATTATCAATCAATACCCATTGATCTACGCCACTTACTTGTTGCCAACGACTAATGACTGGATAGTTTACTAGATCGCTAGTATCAACCCATAGATCACCGTATACTAGTGAATCACCAGTAGATTGTGTAGTTGGAACAGAAGCACTAATGATTGGTCCGTTAGGATCAGTCATGTTTGTGCCAGATGGTAGTGGGAAACCAGTGCTGCCATAGTCAACGTTTCCGTAACCCTGCCAACCAGTAGTAGTATTAACCATGATGTCTACTTGGTCAACTACGCTGTAGTACCAGTTAGTGAGGTCAGCAGGCGCAGCTACTGGGGCTCCAGCATTAGCGGTCATAGTGAAGTCTACCCAGTTTGACAATTGAGTCATGTAGTTAGGTGAACCAACTCCTGAGATGTAAGCAACACGAGTTACCGCGCCACCAGAAACTGTTAATACTTGAACTACTAGATCATTTGCAGGAGATGCTCCACCTAGTTGTGCTCCAGAGACTGTAACTTGATCACCTACAGTATATCCGCTACCTGCAGCAGCGAAGCCTTCAGGATTAACATTGTAGTTTTGATAGTTGTTAGATACGTATAGAGATAGTCCTGTGCCAACTCCAGTAGTAGAAGTTTGAGTTACTGCCTTAGCTCCTGAAGTTGCAAAAGGACCAACTTTAACACCTACTGTTGAACCAGCAGTGAAGCCTGCGTCAGTCATTAGATAATTAGGTTGTAGTGTAGTTACATCATAGTCATCAACGATAATCACTCCACCGGTAGTGTGAGTGAGTTGAATTGCACCAGTAGAAGTCACTGTTGCAGTAGTATAAGGAACCGTAGCACCCAACCATGCATCAACAAAGTCAGTTGCTGTCCCTGCACTACCTGATGCAGTTAAAGTCAATGCGTGAGGACCTGATAGTACTGATGATCCCGGAACCGAAACCCAGATTTGACTGTCATATGTACCAACGGGGAATGAAGGTGTAGCCGTAGAACCTGTGATTACTGTAGGACCAGTCGCGAGTCTTTCCCAATAATAGATAGGACCTGCTAAATATCCGGTGCTATTTCTATATGAGAAATCAGAATTATAATTGTATTGAGCATAGATTGCTCCGGCTGGAATGTTCTGTCCACCAGTAGAATCTATCTGTGCGATTGCTGAAGCATCGCTTACTGCGAACGTTGAAGTTTGTCCCTGCCAACCTGCAGTTACGCTATTCCATCGTGAGATTACAGGGTTGAATCCTGTACCAGCCGAGCCGACCTTAATCCATATTGAACTATTCGGAGCAGGATATTGTTGACCAGTCTGCCATAGTGGTTGCTGAGACGATGTACCATAAGCTACTTGTGGTTGATAGTAGTCCTCGGCAGGGATACCTAAGTCAGTGAGAATTTGATTAGAGCCGGAGATGTTAAGGTATTTAGGACTAGTAGTATTAGGTGACTGCCCAGTCTGTGCAGAGTAAAGTCTTAGTGCGCCGCCGGATACGGCTGCTCTCAAGTACGGTAATGCGTAAGCATTGATTGATGCGGCCAGATAATTTACAGTGTTGTGACCAGGTGTGCCACTGACTGTAACAGTGATACTTGCTCCCCCACTAATTCCAATGGTCAAAGTGTTACCTGCAGTCAGTGTAGGATTTGACTGAGTGCCACGAACCGTAGGTAGTGAGTTTAACCAGTCTGCTGTGCCGATAGCTACCCATACGTTGCTCAAGTTCTTATAAAAGAACTGTGCGTTTGTTCCCGACGAAGGATAAGTGTAGTTAGGAATTGCGTTGACTGCATAATCACCAGTTGCACCTAAAGTTGCAACTGGATACCCGCCGCCAGTAAGCAAATCAGAATCAGTGATTACGATAGGAGAAATAGCAGTGAACTGACCAGTAGTAGAACTGAAGGAATAGATTCCCCAAGTTGTGCTTGTAGTGTCTAGCCAGTATGTTCCGTTTGCAGGATCTCCGCTTGGGCGGCCTGTTTGACCTACAAGACTTGCTAAATCAACGTCTGCTCTCAGGCAGTAAACTAGATTAGTGACACCGAGCGCGGAATACGCAGCAAGAAGTCCGTATTCATTGAGTTCATACCCTTGAATAGGAGTGCCGATATTAGTAGTATAGAAGAATGGATTACCATAAGTCTGCACCAAATCTAGTTGACTAGTGATTGCAAACAGTTTGTTTGCATTAGCTGCTGTCGTACCCGGAGCTACTGCTGTAGAAGTAGGATCAGCCTTGTTTTCTGCTGTAGCGAGCAGAATTAATGGGATGGTGCCAAGTGGCGCCGGGAGATACTGAGACTGATCAATGATCGTAACGTCTACACCTGGTGAAACTAATGCGGGCATTTTACTTTTTCCTTTGTATAATTATGAGGTTTACCACCTAAACCCAGATAACTCATCTGGGTTTGTATTATTATTTATACAAAAAAACAAAAAAGATTACCTAGATTGCTCAAACTGAACCTTCGAAGGTTAAAACTAAATATCTTTATGACTATGATAAGACCAATTTGCAAGACCTGTAACAAGAGACCTTGTGCCATTAACTACAAGCGTGATGGTGTGACTCACTACCGAAGCATATGTGATGATTGTGGTAAAAAGAAAACCAGGTCTAAATCCAAAGTTCATACTTGGGAGAGAGCAGGTTATAAGAAAAAACCCACATGCGACCTATGTGGGTTTAGGAGTCTATATCCGACTCAGATAACAGTGTTTCATATAAACGGTAATCTTACTGATGTGGGTTTTACTAACCTACGTAGTATATGCTTGAACTGTGTAGAAGTTGTCAAGCGTAGAGAAGTGACTTGGAAGCGTGGAGACCTGCAGGTTGATTATTAAGAATAGCCGCGATCTGGTTGTGTAGCTCATCTATCGTGCCATTATTATCTATCTGGCAATCATATTCTAGACCAACGCTACTGTATTCGCTAGCATGAACTTCATATTCCTTCTCTAGGATGAGCTTAAGATGATTGCGTTCTTCTTCATCCGTCGAGTTGTTGAACTTAGCAGCGAACTGTTCCCATATGTAGGTGCCGCCGCGATTAGTTCTCATAGTGATTCCGCCTGCTGACTGGATAGCATTAATCTCATTTGGGAACCTGCAGTCAGTGATGACGATATCATCCTTTGTAACTAGGAGCCGATTCTCGACTGAAGCTACCCAGATGTCATTGTGAAAGCTTTTCCTACAAACATCTGTTCCCCATTGCTGAAGAATCCAACGAGGAGTTAGATTTGGAATACCTAGTCTGTCAGCCCACCATTGGTCAACAGTCTCTCTCCATTCTCTGCTTGTTTTGGTAGAGCCTTCAAGGAGTTCTCTATCCCAGTTGAAGACTGCTGATACAGCATCTTTAAGAGTTCCAGCAAAGCTCATGCGTTTGAATCCATGAACGGTGCACAGATAGTCTGCTGCGGTATCCTTGCCGGATCCGATCTTGCCTGTAATTCCTATGATCATTTAATTATAATAGCACAGTAGCTATAGAATGTCAATCGGTTTGATCTATCCACCACTGAATAGCTTCGCCGGAGTATCCCAATAATTTACCCAATTTGATGTCATACTCCCTGCCTCTATCTGAAGAAGATATAAGTTTTAATATCTCTTCCCCTCGCCATTCTTCACCGGGCAAAGTGATAACATAATCTCCTTCTTGGTCTTTTGCAATAAGTTTGATACGACCTTGCTGTATTAACTTATCCGCTTTTTCCTTGAATCCGGGAGAGGCGTCAATCAATGCAGCCGGCTTTGTACCAGCAAGCATCAACTCAAGTTCCCGACCATGGTGAGGAGCACGGTATGGTTCACTTGGAGAAAATATTTCAGCAATTCTCATGTTAACCTTGTACCCATGTTAGTGGTTGTGAGTAATCCACATAGTTCTTGAGTTCTAGAATCAGGCGTTCCATTTCAGTCTTTGATTCAGTCTTCATTGCGGTACCATTTAATGTTGTACCACCGCCAGGGCCAGCAATCGTACTAAACTTCTCACGTGCTTCACCCATAATACCCTTAAGTACGGCAAGCATGAAGTCACCTAACCAAACGCCAGCGCCTGGATCTTGTAGTATTACGATCTCTGGACGTTGAATGTCAGCCCATACAAGAATGCGTTCACCTGTTCCTTTGAAGTCACGAGTGATACGCAGGACTTTTGTAACAGGATCAAACGTGTATGTAAGATAGCCACCGAACATTCGTGCTGCTAGCTCGACATAGCCTGCGTAGAAGTCATATGTTGCCATACCACCCGTGTAGTTGTAGTTCAAAAGATATGTGTTGAGAATAGCGCTTGAGAATGGATCAAACGACGCAGATGACGGACCAGTCTCAAGACCTACTGTTCTACGGAACAAGCACCTGACGTTGATAAAATCATCAGGAAGAGTGTACGTGTCAACATTCTTGATGACTGTCATCAAGGTATATGATTCTTGAGTAGCGTTTTGGGCGCGCTGTCTATACGTCTTGATGGCATAGTTATACGCAGCCTGATAATGCTGCGGCTCAAGTTCTAGATCGATGATGTCTCCACCTAAACGTAGTCTAATATTCTCAAAGAAGCCTTCTTTGATCTGCTCTAGATCGTAGTTTGTAGGTGTTGATAGAATGTTTGTGGCCATGATCGTTTCCTGTCATTGTTATTTATCAGGAAACGAATGACCTACATCCTATTTTCAAATATGAACGCATCATCAGGCTTGTAGTCACGTTCTAGATTAGACATCATGATCTCAAGTTCGCTGATAGCCTTTTCAGTTGGTTTAAACTTTCCTGTAGAAATGTCAAACACTGACTTAAACTTGCTCATTTCTTTAGCCAACTTGTCTTGTCTAACATCATATATGTTATCTTCGAACCACTTCATTCTTGTAGCTAGATTCACAAACCTTTTATGCAGTTGTGGATCCATTACAAATCACCTTCCTTGCGATTCTCGCTGTAGTAAGGATCAAATGCCCCACCAGGGTATCGGTCCGATAGCTTTTTGACATTCTCAGCGATTACGGCGTTAGGATCGATACTAAGTGCGCGACATGCGTTTACCCAATACCAAATGATATCCCCTAACTCACGCTTCATATGGAAGACATTTTCTTCTGTAAGTGGCTTACCTTGAAACAGAAGCTTCTTGATAATCTCTTGAAACTCTCCGGATTCGCTACCTAAACCGAAACCCGAAGTGATCAGCAGGGCGATATTTACATCGGGTCCTTTCTGCATTTCTCCATTCGGACCGTATGCTTCAAAGTTTTGGTCCAATTGACTCAAACGAATCTGTAAAGAACGTAGCTCATCGCTTTCCTTACTCGTTACTGCTTTGACGAAGTCCGTATACTTGTTTAGATCAATATTTTGCATTTTTCCCTCAATAAACTTTTAGAATTACCATCTTATCGTTGAAGCGACCGTTAGGGCAAGTTGCGACTGCCTTGATGCTCTTGAAGAACTTGCGAGCAGCAGGACGAGAACCCATCACAGCCTTTATTTGCTCAGCAGGCTTGCGTAGCGTCTTAACTTCACTTTCCTTAGTGTCAAAGCCCAGTATCGTATTGCCCTTGACACCTAGAGTCTTCGAATACTCATCTGCAACCAGATGATGCAGCTTGCGCTTAGAAGTGTCATACACCCAAGCCTCAGACGCGCCGTGCAGCTTAGAGGGGTGAAGACTAGTCAGGTCGACCTTAGTAGCCTCATCCTTAAAGATTTTGAGATACTTCAACTTAGCGACGATCTTCTCAATCGGAACAGGCTTCCGAGCTCGGACCGATTTAGCCTTAGTCGCTTGCTTGATAGAGATATACGCGCTTAGATCACTGATGATTTGATCGATGATCTTAATCATATTACGGATTTGCATCTTAGAAAAGCGAGCATAACCTTCCTTGAGTTGCTCATCCTTACCATCTTGTAGTTCAATATATTCAGCCTTGATACGTTCCCAAGGCTTGATCAGCATAGAAACATGCTGCGGAAGAATCTTTCGTTCAGTAAGCTCCGCCATCACTCGCTTGCGTGTCTCAAACTCTTTAGGAGAACCAGCAAGAACGAACTCATCATACATTGCTTCGATTTCGGCGCTCGCTTCTCCGGCGCGTTCACGCATGATTTCTTGAATGTTTTGACGAACAGGTTGAGCTACGGCGTTAATAGCAGCATCCTCAGCCTTCTTCTCGGCCGCAGCGATGGGCTTGCCTTTACGAATAGCTTCATCGATATTACGGACGATCCAAGTAGAGACTGGTTCCATCTTGTCTCCCGTACCCGGAAGAGATTCCCAATATTCAGCGTAAGACTTGTTATAGTCCGGCATGCCACCACGCAATAGTTTGCAGAGTATAGCGACATTCACGCCGACACCTTGAGCCTTAGCAGCACGGATATCAGCAACGCTATACTTGTTTTCCTTCATCCAAGCCCAGGCATCAGGAAGAAGATCAGCGACTTTGTAGTTTTCGTAATAGAAGGCACGAGCGGACCTAGAATTAGCATGATACTCTGCATCAGTCCAAGTCTCATAACCTAGGAAGCTAGGCCCAAGAACCTTCTTGCCACGCCTCACGTGAGGGGTAGCCCTGACTTTCTTTGTCTTACGAGCAGTCATAGTAGTAGCGCGAGCCATGTGTGAATCTCCGTTTGTCGATCTTTATTTAATATACAACAGGTACGGGTAGATGTCAAGCCTTAATTTAGGCGACTAGGGCAGGATAGAGTTTTCCTGAATCTTCATCACGAATGATGTGTATTGCCTTGACGTGAAGTTCAACCTCATCAGTATGAATGATCACCTCTTTCTTAAGTTGGCTTTCGCTCATAGAGTCGAGCAGTTCTTTAAGTTTACCGAGCGTCATGGTCATCTCCGCTTCTTGATCCTACTTATTTAACATACTACAGAATAAAATGAATGTCAATATAATTTTTACGAATTTCTATTTTCTAGAATGACCGATTAATACTTCGTGAATAATCTCAGCTCGGTCGCCCGAGCTGAGATTGATCTTTAGATACTCGGTTTATCGCGGTTGTCATTCATTGCTTTAGACTCTTCAGCCCTACGGACCTTAGCTTCCTCAGCACTCATCACATAAGCCTGTGATTCACGGATCTCAGTGAGTTCTTCAGGGCTAAGACGACCCATGACATCAGTCAACGCAGTAGTTAGATAATCTACGGTGTTTTCCCAGCCAACGGTCTTGTTAATTTTAAGACTGTGAATTCGCCCTTCGATATGCTTAACATATTCTTGATTCTTATTCATGATGCATTCCTTTGTCTGTGTGATTTAGTCTCTATGATTCATAGTAGCAAGAACCAGAATAAATGTCAACCGTTTTTTATCCTAAATATAACGATAAATAAAGATATGCCTAGACTCAGTTTGTACCGCCCGAATAAACAGAACGACTACCGATTCTTAGACCGAACAGTCTCAGAGATGCTGACGGTCGGTGGAACAGACCTGTATATTCACAAGTATGCAGGTATCACCAATCAGGGCCCATCGGCGGACGCTACTCAACCGCAGTATCTGGAACCAAACCCTACACAGATTCAAGATTTATTGTTCCTAGAGAACAGAGACAGAGCGTATGAGCCAAACATCTATCGTCTGCGTGGACATTACAATGTGCAGAATCTTGATTTTGACCTAAGTCAGTTCGGTCTCTTTCTAAACAACGACATCATCTTTGTAACCGTTCACTATAACGACATGATTGATATCATAGGACGCAAGCTGATGGTCGGCGATGTTCTTGAACTACCGCATCTTATAGACTACAACCCATTAAACGAAGCTATCCCAGTAGCACTAAAGCGTTTCATGCAGATCACTGATTCTAACTATGCAAGTGAAGGGTTTAGTCAAACTTGGTATCCTCATCTATGGCGTATAAAGTGTGAACCACTTGTCAACTCCGAAGAGTTTGCTGACATTCTCAATGCCCCAATAGATCAGGATAACTACCTTGGTGATTTTGATACCACGAAGACTTATCCACCGGGATATACCGTAACATACGGCGGAGTGATCTATCAGTCTACTACTAATGTTCCTCCTGGCACTACTCCACCAAACACAGCATATTGGCAAGTTGTTAACAACGGCAGTCTTGCTGACATTCTTTCTACCTACAATAAAAATATTGCCATCAATGACGCCAACTTACAAGAAGCAGAACGCTTGCTACCAAAATCTGGCTATGATACGAGCAACCTGTATGTCGTACCCACTTACGGGGAGTATGAGTCAAATGGTCTGTTATCAAACAAGTATGATCAGCCAGCGAATCCAATTGATGTAGTGACCTTTAATGGCAATACCGGTGGTCCGATAACTGGCACAGTAATGATGCTGAATGATCCGCGCTATAAGAATCCAGCCGCCGGCATCCGAGTTTCGCAAGAAGCATTACAAAGTATTTGGGATATGACTGCTGATGGTGGCGTCGTAATTGAAAAGTTAGACAAGTTTGTTCAAACTCAACTTCAAATCATTGAGCAGGATCCTGTCAAATCGTCTACTGGTTCTGGATCAGTCGAAACCAGTAAGACATTATCTATCGAATCTTTAAGTGGAACATCATATGGACCATACGGTACTGCTGACAATACATATGCGACAGCAGACCAAGATCCTACTCTACCTGGATTCACTGGTACTGTAACAGTCAACATGGACTACCGTGCAGACTGCGTACCGGGATATCAATATATCACTAGATCAACTCCTCGGACATTCGGCTATACAACTGGTTATATGACTGGTGATGGTGTTGCACCGAACGGATTCCCGACTGGTGCCGGCATATCATTCCCCCAGAGTCCACAAGTCGGAGACTACTTCTTACGAATCGACTATCTCCCGCAAGTTCTATATCGTTGGGACGGCTCGATCTGGGTTAGAATCTCAGAAAAAGTGAGAACGCAGACTGGATTTGCGAATATCACTAATGAATCGCTGCTCTCCAGCTTTATTAATGACCCCGATAAAATATATGTAAATAACGATAGTGCATATGTTCCAGTGGCGCAACCATTATCATCGGTTCTACAAGTCGCACCTGATACACTTCCACCGTTACCGTAAGGAATACTATATTGGCACAATACTTCTTTGATAATCAGGTCAGACGCTTCCTAATACAATTTGCTAAGATTTTCAGTGATTGGCAAGTTACTAGAGGAAATGACCCTAAAGGTAATCCAATATTGGTTCGAGTTCCTATCATGTATGGTGACAGCAGTCGTCAGGCAGCAACTATCATTGCTAATAACAGTGCTAGCAATCTTCCTACGGCTCCATTGATTACGTATTATATCAGTGGTTTGGAATATAACCAAAAATGGACTCAGGATCCAACATTTGTTGATAAGTTAAATGTGAGACAGCGTGCTTACAATCCAGAGTCACAGAACTATGAAACAACACAAGGGCAAGCATTCACTATTGAGCGCTTGATGCCGGTTCCTTATACACTAAGAATCACTGTAGATTTTTGGACTACAAACTATCAACAGAAGTTAGAGTTGATTGAACAATTAGGTACCATCTTCAACCCTGCGCTTGAGATTCAAAGCACTGACAACTTTGTGGATTGGACTTCACTCTCAGCAGTATTCCAAGATGGATTAACATTTAGTAGTAGGTCTATTCCAGTTGGAACAGGAAATCCTATTGACATCATGACTTGGAAGTTCTACATGCCTATCTGGCTGTCGGCATCATCTAAGCTGAGAAAGATGGGCGTCATTCAAAAGATCATTATGTCTATCTATCAAGGAACATCGTACCAAGATATTCAAGATGATGATCTGCTGCTAGGAACTAGGCAGAAGGTAACTCCGTATGGATATAAGTTACTGTTGTTAGGTAATCAACTACAACTACTTCCAGCAGATGAACCGTTCTTCCCGTCTAACAGTTCTCTTGAAGAACCAATAAATCCTAACACAGACTTGTATTGGTCTAGCCTACTCAATGTGTATGGTGCAGTAATACCCGGTATATCGCAGATTTGGCTACAGAATCCGTATATGGATACTGACATCGTAGGTACAATCGTTCCTAATCCAACAGATGATCGTTTTCTAATATACAACATTGACCCTGATACGCTGCCGGCAAATACGATGGCTCCAGTGAACAGCGTTATCAATCCATTACACGTAGGACCTAATGCAGGATTACCTGGACCTACTCCTGGAGTGAGATATCTTATCGTTGAAAGCATTGGCTATCCCGAAAATAGTACTGTAGCCTGGGGAACCCTGATCGCCAATGCGAATGACATCATTCAGTATGATGCTGATTCTGGACAATGGATCGTCGCGTTTGATAGTCAAACGTCAACTGCTGTGGAATTTGTAACTAATCTCAATACCAATGTTCAATATAGATATGTAAATGCTGAAGGCATGTGGATGAAATCGTATGAAGGTTTCTATGCAGAAGGTGATTATAGTATAGTCATATGATAAATGCCCAGTCAGCGGCGGGGGTGTTCTTTTACAGTGCAGCGACTAGCCGATATCTATACTTACTAAGAGTAGATCATAAAAATCCGTCATGGAGTATTCCAGGTGGAAAGATAGAAAAAGACGAGACGCTATATGAAGGTATTGAGAGAGAATGTACCGAAGAACTCGGTGTGTTTGATACCAATTGGAAACTAATTCCAATTCAAAAGTTTGTAAACAACTCGTTTACATATCATACATTTTTCTGCGAAGTAGATAAAGAGTTCATTCCTGATTTGAATGATGAGCACGTTGGCTATGCTTGGGTGGGAGATAAACAGTATCCTAAACCTTTACATCCTGGTTTATTTTCTACTGTTAACATTGATATTGTTACTGAAAAATTGAGATCATTGGAAAAGTGATACTAGTGCATTCCTAATAGTTTAGATATCATAGGAAAACCCATACCGCCTGCTAAAACACCTGCTCCCATGAGCATCCATTTCCATTTTTCTAATGCAGAGATTTTGGTTGCCATCTCTTTGTGAGATTTTACATTTTCTTCTTGAAAGCCCTTGATCATATCTTGTGTATCTTTGATATGAGTGTCAATGTGTGTACGGAAATCCTTCAGGTCAGTTTTTAAATCCCCGACTTTATCATCGAGGGTTTTATACTGAACCTGAAGGACCGCAATCTCAGTCTCGTTCTGCTTAAGTTGTTGAACTGAAGAAGAAAGAGTGGTCATTTCATTTTACTCTTATGCGTTACCGATAGTTACGATAGGCATAGGTTGTGCAGTTGGGTAAGTATTCGCTGCGTAAGCAGTGTTGAACGAAGCGATTACTAATGGATACTGATTTAGAGCAGCAGTACCTGTGCCTGAACCTGCACCTGTTGCAGTGAAGGTGACTCCAACTGCGTTTGAAGATGCGCCGATTCCTGTCCAGCTAGTTGTGCCAAGAGTAAGAATAGTATACACTGCACCTGTTGTGAATGAACCAGCAGTTGTAGTAATACCTGTTACGTAGTTAGCAGTACCTGTGCCTGAACCTGCACCTGTTGCAGTGAATTGTACTCCTGGAACATTTGCACTTGCACCGATAGCAGTGAAGTTTGTTGTACCAACCGAAACAATAGTATATGTTGCACCTGTCACGAACGAACCTGCTGTAATGTAGTCAAACACTTCTGCGTTGTGGTCGCTCAAGTTTTGAATCTTAGCAGTTTGGCTATTTGCATAAGTTGCAGTGATAGTCATTGTATTCGGAGTCAACGCAGTGTTAGCAACATTTGCAGTATAGCATTGTGCTTGGAGTCCAGTTGTAGCACCTTGAACTAGATACTTTGTTTTGCCTTTTTGACGAACGATAAAGCCTGCTTCAGCCTTTGCTTGAATGAATGCATTGTTTGAGAAAGTGACCGGTGAAGCTGCATTCAACACAACGACATTTTGAATCGCATTACCAGTGACACTTACATTGCTTGTCAGTTGTTTTGGTGCACCACCCAATGTTGCTGATACTGTGAATGCAGAAGCATTTGGAATAGTCTTGACAAAGTATGTGGTACCAGCGGTCAACCCACCGAATGTAGAGTCAACTGTAACCGGAGCATTGAGTTGTAGTGTCTGCGCATTACCGCTAGTACCAATAACATTACCGGTTGCAGTAGTATTTGCAACAACAACTAGACGATTAGTGTGTGTCGCACTAGCGAAGCCAACAGTCGTATAGTTAGTTTCAGTACCATTAATATTTGCTACTGCGATTTGAAGAACAGTGCCGGTCGCTACATTATTAGCAAAGTCAGTGCCTTGACCAATGATGTTTGCATTTCCAGATATACCATAGATAGTACCTACACCATTCTTACCAATAGCAACGTTAGCAAGAACTTGTTTGCCGTAGATCGCAGTATTACCGCCAACCACTGAGTAAGTATTTGCATTAGTTGTTGGGTAACCAACGCCGCCGAGCGGGTTGTTGAAGTATGCGTCTGTGAAGGCTACTGTAGCTTTTACAGATTGAGCAGTTGTGTCACTTAATGTGACGGGAGTAGAAGTTGGATTAGCACTAAGCGCAGTCGCTGAGACTGTGAAGTTATTTGCGTCAACAACAGCAAGAACCCAGTACACTGTGCCGGCGAGCAATCCGCCAACGTTAGTTGCAACGACGAATGGCATATTAGCGATGATGCCTTCAGCGGAAGAACTTGTTACACCATTTGTTGGTGCTGATAGAGTTTCTGTAACAGTTACTAAGCCAGTTGCTGCTGTAGTAGCTGTAATAGTTAGCACTGCTTGTGCTTTAGCGATCTTTAGTGGGCGTCCCATGATTTTCTCCTTATGTGGCGTTCTAAGCCATACGCTATGGGTAGCGTAAAAACACTCCTTGAACTATGACTTATTTCAACCTTCAAGAGTGAACAGCATTATTTATGCTTAAGGAGTTAAAATGGCTAT